TTCGGCGTACAGTGCGTACACTTCATCAAGGCGTTTCAGCGCGCCGACCACTTCTGCCAGTGCCTCTTCGACCGACTCACGAACGGTATGTTCGAGGTTCAGCTGCGGTTCCTGTGGCAGGTAACCGATCTTGATCCCTTGTTGTGGGCGAGCTTCACCTTCGATATCGGTATCGATGCCGGCCATGATGCGCAACAGGGTGGATTTACCCGAGCCGTTCAGACCCAGCACACCAATTTTGGCGCCAGGGAAGAAGCTCAGCGAGATGTTTTTCAGGATGTGACGCTTCGGCGGAACCACTTTGCCGACGCGATGCATGGTATAGACGTATTGAGCCACGGTGCTCTAACCCTCTTGGTTACTGGTTTTTATGATGTCCCATTCTTGTTATGGGGCATGTATGGGGCATTTTTACTGAGCTTTGAATTCAACAGGGTTAACTGGTCACTATTGTGGTCTGGGATCCAGTCACCGTACACGTTGAACAGCATCTGCGCCGAGGTATGCCCCATCTGCGTTGCAATAAACGCAGGGTTGGCCCCGGCGGACAGTGACCAGCACGCATAAGTATGGCGCGACTGGTACGCATTTCGATGCCGAAGTTTAGCCCGTTTTAACGTTTTATCCCAGCTATCACTGATTGAGGTGACCGTATAGCGATCGCCCACTGCACCGTGACCATTCACACCAGGCTTGAAAACGAACGTGCACGGATCCTTCCTCGACTTCCCCACCTCCCTCAGTACCACGTTAACCAAAATTTGCGGCATTAGCCGGGTGATGGCCTGCTGCCTTTTCAGAGCGTCGACCGCCGGTTGCATCAAAAAAATAACGCGGTCGGTGCCGGCCTGCGTTTTTGGCAGCGTGTACTGCTTCACTGAGGTCCAGTTGCGGCGCACCGTGAGTGTGCCTGCATCCAGATCGATATCTTCCCATGCCAGCGCGGCGATCTCCCCATGACGTAACCCGGTATAAACGGCTACAGTCCACAGGTTGATAGTTTGCTCATTCAGGCACGCATTGATAAAGCGCGAGAATTCATCCTGCGTCAGTGGGTCCGGCCTGACCTTGGCCCGCTTTAACTTGCTGACAGAAATCCCCGGGTCGACATCAATGTAACCATTGTCATAGCCAAACTTGATGGCTCCTTTAGTACAGGTCATATAATCGTTAACCGTGGCCACGCTTCGGCCTTTCGTGACGGTTTTCCGGTTACGCCGCGGTCGCTGCAGGCCGGTGAGCAACTCGTTACGCAGTCGCAGTAAATCTTCCTGTGTCAGCGTTCTGGCCAGCCGGCCTTTGCCGAGGATCTGGCTGCAGGTTTCCAGCTTCACTTCGTATCGCCGGAGCGTGTTCAGTGATAGCTCAGGGGTCTTCAACGACAGGTAACGCGACAACAGGTCAGCCACCGTCATATCCTTTGATCCCCCTTTGTTTTCTGCAACTGCAGCAGACTGAGGAAACTGTTTCGCATAATCAAAAGTGCCTGAACGGATTGCAAAACATATCGCCTGGCGCATTTCGCCGGCCGTTTTCCTGTTTCTGGGGGTATCCGGGAGCCCCAGGGACTCCCGATGACGTTTGCCGTTAAAAATAAACCAGACGCGAAGGTAGCCACCGTGGCTCTCGACCCCGGTGGGATATGCTCTCTTCTTCTCCATGACATAGCCTTATTCAGTCCGTCGGCTGGCGGCCGCGCTGGGTAGCGAACCAGGCGTTGATTGTGGGGAGGTGATACATGGTGTCGCTGTTAGGCTTGTTGTCACCATCAGTAGCAACCAATACCCACTCTTTCCCCTGGCGCCAGGCGCCCTTACGACGGTAAGCACGGATCTTCCCCTCCGAAATGCCGGTGACCAGAATTAACCACTCTTTGGTCAACCATTCATTCGGTTGGATGATGAATACGCCCATGCCTTCTAAGGCTGGTATCTTGATACCTTGCAAAGCAGACAGATCAACAGTAGACATATTATTTCTCCACGTTTGGGGCCCGCTGCAACGGGCCGGAATTAATTACAGTTCGGTATGTTGCTGGTGGGGGGGCAGTAATCGCTGGTGGATTGCTGAAACATACCGCGCCTGGTGAATGGCATCTGCCAAAGCATTATGGCGTTCGCCGTCGAATGGCAGATCACGTTTCGGGTCAAAGCCTATCTGCCGGCCGAGGCTCACCATGGTGCGCACGTCCAGATCGTTGTACCAGTTCCAGCATGGCGCCACGCCGCAACGCTCATATGCTCCACGCAGGATGACATTATCGAAGGCGGCACCGTTGCCCCAGACCTTCAGGTACTTCGTCTGCTTGCAGCTGATAGCAACAAAACTGGAAAGGGCATTGAGGGCTTCAGCTATTGGCTTCGCCTGGTCATTGGTGATCGCCGCCCGGGCTTCGCTGCTTTGCATCAACCACCAGTTAATGGTGTCGCCATCTGGAACGGCGCCGGCGGCCAGTTCACTGGCAAGATTCACCGCGGTATAGAATTGCAGTTGACCCAGCTCACCGGTAGCAGGGTCGAAGAACACAGCGCCGATCGCCACGATTGGCGCGTTGGGCTTGTTGCCCATGGTTTCCAGGTCGATCATTAAGTCGTTCATTATTTTTCACCTTGTGCTGGCGCTGCTGGCAATGGCATCCAATGGGTTACGGAGCTGTCGCACCATTCATTATTCCGGTTTATCCAAATGCAAACTCGCTGTTGAATAACGCTGGGTTCTTCTTTGCCAAACCAGCACCAATAAGCGCCGTCGGCATCAGGAGTCTGTTCGGTGCACGCTATCCAACTATCCGGAATTTCCGGAGAGTTCAACTTGTATCCCTGGCTTACAGATTGAGCCAGCATTTCGGCGCGGTAGGCATTCCACCCCTCGCACTGTCCGAGATTTCTTGCTTCAACCCAGTCCTTCGGGTCAAACCCTTCGCAAGACACTTTGTCCAGGATGATCACTGCTGGCGCTGGCGCTGGCGGGGCGGTGTAAGCCTCTTGCAGACGTTCAAGTTTCACATACTCTTGTACGGTGTAAGCTGGTCCAGCCTTAGTCCACTCACTTGCCACATAAGAGGATTTTGTGTGGCGCGTCATTGGGCCACCTTCCATTTTCAGCTCGTACAGGTCGGCTACTGGCACAATCTGGGTGATTGGCGTCGGCTGGCTAAGTTGCTTATTTTTCATCACTCACCAGCCTCATAGCAAAGTTCCATCAGACGATACAGGCGCTCGCCTTCATCCTGCTGATACAGCTCAGCCCATGCATCCCAGTTTGCAGCCACCACGGCCCATTCTTTACCGTGCTGTGACATTTCACTAATTTTACATTCCAGCTCCGGCATGGCTTTAACCAGTCGCAGGCAACGGCCAAAGTCTGCCGGATCGCGTGGGTAATGGTTTTCCGCAATGAATTCACCAGTGAGAACGGATGCCATATAGAGGCTACTCGCGCCGGTATCATCGCTGGCCAGCCACGCGCTCAGGCCCATGCCTTCCGATGCTTTAACTACCGGTTTTGCGAATTCGGCACAGATATTGTTTGCCGCTTGAGTGATCACGTTGAACCAGCGTGCCTCAACTCCGATCCCTGGGTGTTGCCGGTCTATTTCTGTAGAGATCGCCGCGATAAGGCTGATTTGATTTAATCGTATGCTCATCAGTCGTCACCCTCATCAGCCATAACCAACTGCGTATCGTCCGGCACATCTATGGTCAACTGGACGCTGTAACCGCGCTCATGCATGGTGAATGACACCGGCCATGCTGGGACTGGTTTTCCTTCCTCTACCTGCCCCAGGCCAATTGCCCAGCAGCCAGCATCGGTATAGGTGGCGACCACCAATACTTCACCTTCAGCTGATTTCAGGTGATAAATTCCCAGCTCGTTGAAGCAGCCGATCTCTTCGCGTATTGCGCCTTCAACCTCAAACAGGTCATCACTGGCGCCATAAAACTTCAGTGTTTTGCCCATGCTGTTTTCCTCTGGGCCTCAGCCCGATTGTTTTGGTTGATAAAAGGCATCCATCAGGAAGCGTTTGCCGAGTTTGGTTAATTTTCCATGCAGCTTCTTCGTGAAGCCAATTTCCACCATGATGGTAGATAGGGTGTGGCCAGACCATGAGTCACACGCAGCCTTAAGACACCCTTGCTCTAACAGCTTCCGTTTATTGACTGGGCCGAAATTCGTACCCTCGAAGGTCTGTTCGATAAATTGATCAGTGATGTGGTCACAACTAACTGGCTTAGCCATTGACGACCTCCCGATTTTTAGCCAGCCACTGACGGTTTCTTCGGCATATCTGCGCGAGCATGTTCAGTTCATTGAGAAAGCCGCACATACCTTTGGCTGTTCTACGGATGCCAACCTTATTGGATTTGCCGACCGAACGACGAGATTTACGCTGTGCCTTGCGATTGTGCGCATTGCACACTTCAATCCAGCGATCCTTACTCATATTTTTGTAAGGTGCCCATGCCTTGAGTTGGCGGGATGCTTGTTCGATGCGATGTGCTTTTTCCAAAGCGTCGAGATAGGTCACTTTACTCATTTGTCCCCCTGGCGCCGCGCCGGGATTACTCCGTCAACCGGCAGGCATTCATACTGCGGTGGTAACTGCTGCTGGTGGACATCCGCCAGACAGTTGCTTTGATCTGGGTACACCCAGCCTTGCGGCACGAATTCGCACGGCTGGTACGTGTAGCAGACGAGCAGGAACAGGCCGAACATCACGCAGCCCTCTCGGCGGTTAGCTGGTGGAATCGCAGCATGAACATTGTGCGAGCCTGAATTGGGTTAACGGGGGATACCAGGATATCTTCCGATGGCTGGATCCCGTCGAGCATTGGCCACGGGGTGCCGTCGTCCAGGTCCAGATCCCGGCGTTCGGTGGCCAACAAAATGAGGTCAGCGAGTTTGACGATAGGGCTAATGGTTGAAGGCAGATCGAATTTTTGGCGGATAACAAAATCTATACTATTTTCGATACCGCGATAATCTGGGATAAGCGCTTTCAGTGGTGACGGAATATCTTTGCAGTAGGCCTCATGAGCATCATGTAATAATGCCTCTAATGCATATTCTTCCGGTACGACTTGACTCACTAAAACGCAATGCTGGGCGACGCTATAAAACTCCGGCAAGTGTCCAGCAAATCGGCATTCATGGGATAAGGCTTGAGCTGTATCCTCAATGCAAATACTTTCTTTGGTAGGGTTTTTATAATCAAAACGCTTTCCGGTGAATGTTTTAATCCACGACATAAATATTTCTCCACACAGTTTTAGGCAACACTTCACCAAATACCCCATTGCTGGGGTATTTGAGGCAATGCTATTAAAAATTAATTAGGCTTTAAAATTACCGATAAAGGTCTCGACTGAACCGCCATCAAACTTATCGATCAGCAGATCGCGAAATTCGTTGGCAATTGCTTCTTCCTGCGCTTCAAGTTGAACAATGCGCAGGACGAAAAGCGGTTCGTCACTTTTCAGAAGGCTATTGCGAAGGCTGAACTTACGTTCCTCCAGGCCTTCATACGGCGTGCAGGTGAATTCGAATGCAACCGGCATCACATCTTTGCTGCTGGCTTCAATGCTTTGCATGAGTGATTTTTTACCGCTGAAATCACCGTCTTCATGATCTGCTTCTGACATTTGCTTAATGCTCACTCGGCGAACGGCACTGGCAGCTTGCGAGATAGGCATTGTTTTACCCTCGGCATCAAATGCTTCCAGATAGTCGCTCCAGTCTTCCAGCCATTCGGCAATATTTTTCTGGCGCAGGCGTTCGCCATCTATTGCCAGCAATGCACGATATGGTGCAGTTTTTTTGAGTTTGATCGAGGCGACGTTATCGGCATGGCCCGGGTTATCAAGGGAACCGATATTGAACACTGACCGTGCACTCATGTTGTCGGCGTCAATGAAGCAGCGTGCTGGTTCTTCCTGTTTGGCATAGCCGGTGGAGTAGCGAACAAAATCGGCAATACTGGTTGTTTCCATGACGCCGCGGAAGCGGAAGCGTTCCAGGCCGAATCGTTCAAGACTTTCGACGCCAACACCTTCAGGTAAAATTGCTGTCGGACAGGCCAGTCCTTCGATATCACGAAGGTGATAACCAGAAATCACCAGGTCTTTAACTTGCTGAATTGCTGCGCCATCTAATTGAGACATAAAATAATCCTTTGGGTTTAATTGAATAGAGCGTTTATGAATAAGGGCGCGTTATTACTTTGCGACCCGTAATTTACCGTCAGTGCCACCATCTACCGTAAATAGCTGGCCTTGGTCTTCTTGCAGAATTGTTAACTTACCGCCTTTGCCAACGTACATTGGCGTTTCGGTGGTATCTTCTTCTGAAACTTTCCCGCGTGGTGTTGGGGTTACATATTTCAGTTGGTGTTTAATACTGACGCGCTTTTCTTCAACCGAATTGCTTAAACGATCAATATCGAGGGTAATAACGACTTTACCTTTCCCTCCGTTATTGAGAACGCCCAGCGCGGTATTGTTTAAAGCGCCTGAAAGTTTATTTACAAACACGCCGGCATCCAGCTCACCCAGAAAGTCCGGTACATTGGTTTTGCGGTCTTCACTCATAAAATAGTCCTCACACGAAGCGGCGATCGCCGCGGTTTTCTCCACACACTAGGTAGCGCACCGGTACAGGGTTTTTATACTGTGCAAATAGAAAAAGTGATCTGCCCAGTGCGCTACCTGGTGTGTAAAAAAGGGCGGCCAGCCTACGAACATTATCTTCACCTCCGAGGGGTAGAAGCTCGGCATGGCCGCCAAAGACTAAACACAGCACTTACTTGGTTGGGTTGGCCGGCGAACAACGCCCCTGAAGTCCACCAGCCAGAACCACAACGGTATGCTCACTCATGAGTTAGGATCCTCCACCGCTCCCAGAACTGAGGGAAAGGGCGAGTGAGTATGCCGTTGCGTACACTGCGTTCCTGATTGGTACATTATGTATCTGCAGGGTACATTGTCAAGCGTAAAAAAACCTGCCGAAGCAGGTTATTTGCAATTTGCAATATTTAGGCTCTATATCGCCTTGGTTTTCCAGAGAAAACGACAGTCCCGATAATGGAGCAGTTCCCGTCAATTTTGATGTACTGCTCTGGCCAATTCTTATTTAGGGCTTTTAAATACTTTTGGCCTGCATCTTCAACTAACCGCTTAAACGTTGTTTCTCCTGAGTCAATGAGAAGGGCGATTACGTCATCGCCGTGCATTGCGGGAACTTCTGGATCAACAAAAATCATATCACCGGGTCTGTACTCATCGCTCATAGAGTCACCGATGACCCTAAGTATGTATGTCATTGGCCCGCATGGTACGGGGCATGGGTATCTTTCGGTAAAACTCAAATCGGCCTCACAATAACCAATTTCTGTCCAAGCTCCGGCCTGCACCCAGGAAATAACAGGGACCATATGAATTTCTAGATCTGTGTCAGATACATCAGGTGCGGAGGAGGTTGAAGTGACATTGGTTGTCTGGTGTTCCTTATCCAGCCAGCCTTCCGGTAATGAAAAGCATTTTTCAATATGGCGCGCGAGGTCGTCCCCGATTTTCTTCGTCGGGTTTTTGCCTATAACTCTGCTGATCTGAGTTGGTTCACGATCAAGAAGCACTGCAAAGGAGTTGTTCCCACCAGTGCTATCACGCAGCTTTCTGGCGTTCTCACGCCGGATTTCTTCATTAGTTTTCATACCCATCATTTAAGGATGTGTACCAGCGTGGTACAAGGGCCTTGCGGGTTCATATAAATAATGCATAATGTATCTCGGAGGTACAAAATGAAAGAATATTGGGACACCCTTACTAAGGCAGAGCAAAACGCTCTAGCAAAGCGTGTTGGTAGCAGTTCTGGTTATCTGAGACTGGTTTTCAACGGTTACAAAAAAGCTGGTTTTTCCCTTGCAAAAAAAATCGAAGAGGAAACCAGTGGCGGCGTTACAAAAACTCAACTCCGACCAGATATTTATGCAAATCCTACCACCACCCTTAAAGCTAGTTAACTACCAAAGGAAAAACAACATGGTAGAGCCAAATTTGAAAGATGTAGTGAAAGGCATGTGTAAGGCGGTTGCTGGTGGTCGATCGGCGATGGCCGGCGCCCTGGGCATGTCAGAGACGGCTTTTAACAACAACCTGTACGAGAAGAACGGCTGCCGCTTCTTCGAGATCGGCGAGTTGGAAGCCATGGAAGATATTTCCGGTACCAACCTGCTGACCGAGTATTTCGCCCGGCGCCGCGGGTTGCTGGTGGTAGAGCTTCCTGCACTGGAAGAACTGGATCAGGTGGAGTTGTTTAGCAAAAGCATCCGCACGGCGGCGCACCGCGGTCATGTGGATCAGATTATTCAGGAGTCGTTGGCTGATGGAGTTATTGATGAAAAAGAAGCTGCCGAGATCATGCGTCATCACCGTAAGCACCTGCAGGCGCGTGATGCAGAGGTTAGGGCGGTGCTGGCGCTGTTTGGCAAAAAGGCCAAGTGCCAGAAAGGGTAACGCCCAGAGGTTGCAGCCCCTGGGCGTCGGTGCGAGTAAATCAGTGTGTGGAGAAATAATCGCATGAGCAATTTAACCAGAAATTCAGTGGTGCCGCAAATTCGTTGCCGTGCAATGACTGGCGGTAAATCTGCGTCGCCGTTCCGGTATGAAGTAAATGTAATGGGTCGTTGGATTGCCAGCAACTACCAGTTTGCGCGTTGGGTGGTAGATAGCGGTCACTGGCTGTCCCGGAAGCAGGAGGGTGTATGAACCAGTTAACCAGCTCCGTCATGCCGACCATGAGCAGTCGCGAAATCGCTCAGTTGGTTGAGTCCCGGCATTCTGACGTATGCACCACCATTGAACGTTTAGTGAAGCGCGGCGCGATATCGGGGTATACGGCAATGCCGTACACCCACCCCCAGAACGGTCGACAATACAGCGAGTACCAGGTGAACAAGCGTGACAGCTACGTTGTGGTTGCCCAGCTATCACCTGAGTTTACAGCCCGTTTGGTCGACCGGTGGCAAGAACTGGAAAACCAGACATCTGTCCCACAGTCACTTCCTGAGGCATTACGCCTGGCTGCCGACATGGCAGAGCAGAAAGCGGTACTGGAGCAGAAGGTGCAGGCCGATGCCCCAAAAGTGGCCTTTGTCGATCACTACGTTGACGCCAGCGGCGCCAAGAGTCTGCGTGAAACAGCCAAAATCCTGAACATGCCAGAGAAGGCGATGATTGATGCTCTTTTGCGTGACAAGGTTTTGTTTCGCTTGTCTGGCAACCTTCTACCGCATGCTCTCCGCCAGCGCGACGGTTTTTTCACAGTCAAAACCGGCACATCAGATTTTGGCCATGCCTATACGCAAACACGCGTGACGCCACGCGGCATCCAGTGGATTGCTGAGCGTTATGCCTCTGAGCTGATGGTGGGCTGATATGGCGAACTTACTTATACAGGCTGGCTGCCACTACCGCGACCGCAATCACGCAGTGGTGCTGGTACGCAGTACAGATCCGGACCGTGAGACGGTTACCTACAGCCCGGTAGGGCAAGAATGGGCGATCACTACGGCGATGATTATTTTCCGGTCACGATTTATCAGGTTTGACTTATGAGCACAAAATTATCCTCGTACGTGTGGGACGGTTGCGCGGCGGCGGGCATGAAATTGTCCATGGTTGCCATCATGGCGCGTCTTGCTGACTTTTCCTCTGATGAGGGCCTTTGCTGGCCGTCTGTTGGGACTATTGCACGGCAGATCGGTGCCGGTGAAAGCACGGTTCGTACTGCACTGGCCAAGCTGGAAAAGGATGGATGGATTACCCGCCAGCAGCGCAGGAAAGGCAACCGCAATGCTTCCAACATGTACCAGTTGAACGTGGCGCAGCTTCGTGCCGCTGCAAATTATCACCCTCCAGAATCTGACACCTCAAAATCTGATGCGTCAAAAGCTGACACCTCAAAATCCGACGGGTCAGAATCTGGCAAAACAGGGGCTTTTGACCCGTCAGAATCTGGTGGGGATCCGTCAGTAAATTCAAAACATGATCCATCAGATAATAAAACCCTTTGTCAGCCTGCTGCGCAGACCGACGCTGAGGTTGAAATTACTGATCAGGCTAAACAGGTTCTTAAACACCTGAATCAGGTCACTGGCTCCCGTTACCAACCCGCCAAGGGAACGCTGGAGAATATCCGGGCCCGGCTGCGCGAACAGCATAGCGTGGCAGAGCTTTGCCTGGTTGCTGATTACAAACAGGTTCACTGGGGAACTACTGCCGCCATGGCAGAATTCTTGCGACCGGCAACGTTGTATCAGCCGAGCAAATTCGAAGGTTATCTGCTGAGCGCCAGCAAGTGGGATAAATCCGGCCGGCCAGAGTGCGTTAACGGTAAGTGGCTCAAACCAGGGGAGTCGGCAGATACCGGTGATCATTCAGAACGCGATGCGGCATACCTGCGCTTCCTTGGCAGAAAACTACAGCTGAAAAGCCCGAGTGCGCTCGAGGAATTGGCCCGTGGTGAAGCGAGCAAAGCCGGTGTCCGTGCAATTCGTAATGCTGATTACTGCCTTTCGACGTGGAACCGGATCTGGGCTGATTGTGCTCAGCGCCTGAATGGAGGGAAAGCAGCATGAATTCCTATTGTGAAAACCTTGCCACTTTACGTGGACAACCAGCCCACCAGCTGAAAGAGGTTGGCGATCAGTGGTGTACTCCTGACGACCTGTTTTGGGGGATTAATGCGATGTTTGGCCCGCTGGTGCTGGATCTGTTCACCGATGGTGACAACAGTAAGTGCCCGGCATTCTACACGGCAGAAGATAATGCACTCACTCAGGACTGGTCAGCCCGGCTGGTGGAACTGCACGGCGCTGCTTTCGGCAATCCCCCATATTCCCGCGCTCAGCAGCATGAGGGGCAATACATCACCGGCATGCTACACATCATGGCGCATACGATGGCCATGCGTGAGCTGGGCGGACGGTACGTTTTCCTGATTAAGGCCGCAACATCGGAAACCTGGTGGCCTGAGCAAGCTGACCATGTTGCGTTCATCCGCGGACGTGTTGGATTCGATGTGCCGAAATGGTTTGTTCCGGCAGATGAAAAGCAGGTGCCCACCGGAGCATTCTTTGCTGGCGCGGTGGTTGTATTCGATAAAACGTGGCATGGCCCGGCCACCAGCTATGTGAGCCGCACCCAGTTGGAGAATATGGGTGAAGCCTTTATGGCGCAGATCCGCCGCGAGGCCGAACGCCTGGCACCACAAATCCAACCCCAAAATATTCCAGAAAATATTCTGCCGGAAACCACCAACACCGTCTGGCCCCAGGAAGTAAATTTCCTGTTTGACCAGGTTGCCACGGCCAGCAGCCTGCCAGCACACCTGCAGAACAAACTTCGCAACCACATCAACCGCCTGAAGCTTGAGGGCACGCCTGAAGCCGCCATTATTCAGGCAGCAACCACTTTAACCGCAGCAATGGGAGCCACAGCATGAACCGTGAACTGATAGTAGATAATTTTGCTGGCGGAGGCGGGGCGAGCACTGGCATTGAGATGGCCACTGGGCGCAGCGTTGACATTGCGATTAACCATGACGAAAACGCGATCGCGATGCACGAAACCAACCACCCCGAGACGTTGCACTACTGCGAATCGGTCTTTGATATTGATCCGGTAGCAGCGACCGCCGGGCAGCCAGTTGGCCTGGCATGGTTTAGTCCAGATTGCCGTCATTTCAGCAAGGCCAAGGGCAGCGCGCCGGTTAAGAAAGAAATTCGCGGCCTTGCCTGGATCGTTATCCGCTGGATATTAAAGGCCCGCCCTCGGGTGATCCCGCTTGAGAACGTGGAGGAATTCAAGACGTGGGGGCCATTGGTCACCGACGAGAGCGGCAATGATTATCCCTGCCCGGATCGTGTGGGGGAAACGTTCGCGGGTTTTGTGGCAATGCTGACAACCGGCATCGCAGCAGATCACCCTGCGCTGGCCGAATGCTGCGACATTTTGGGTATTGAAGAGGGCGGTAACGATCATCGCCAGCTGATTGCCGGTCTGGGTTACGTTGTCGATTACCGTGAATTGCGTGCCTGCGACTATGGCGCACCAACCATCCGTAAACGCTTCTTCATGCTGATGCGCTGCGACGGGCGGCCTATTGCCTGGCCAGAGCCAACCCACGGTGATCCGAAGTCACTGGAAGTTCAAAGCGGCAAACTGAAACCATGGCGCACTGCTGCAGAGTGCATCGACTGGTCAATTCCGTGTCCCAGCATTTTTGAGCGCAAGCGCCCGCTGGCGGAAAACACACTGCGCCGTATTGCCCGTGGTATTCAGCGCTTTGTGATCGATAGCCCGAATCCATTTATCGTGAAGTGCAACCACACCAGCACCAAGACAACTTATAACTGTTTCCGTGGCCAGTCTTTGGACGAGCCTTTGCAGACGATTACCAAGACCCATGGTTATGCGTTGGTCACCCCCATGATTGCTGGTGCCGGCGGCTCAGAATACCAGGCAAAACCACGCAGCGCAGATCAGCCGATGCACACTATCCTGAAGCAATCGCGGGCTGCATTGGTTGCCCCAATCATTGCCCGGCAGTTTGGCAATAGTGTTGGTCATCGCGTTGATGAACCTAATGGCACGATCACTGCCGGTGGCGGTGGCAAAAGCCAACTGGTGGCAACATTCTTGGCAAAACACTTTGGCGGCAATTACACCGGCCCCGGCGCTGATCTGGCTGAACCGGCACACACAGTGACAACTGTCGACCATCATGCTCTGGTTACGTCAAACCTGATCAAATTCCGTGGTACCTGCAAAGATGGCCAGCCAGTGACGGAGCCTATGCCAACCATTACCGCCGGCGGTCTACATATTGGGGAGGTGAGAGCGTTCCTGTTGAAGTATTACGGTAACGAAAAAGAAGGTGTAAGCCTCACTGACCCATTGCACACCGTGACCACGAACGACCGTTTCGGCTTGGTTACTGTAGAAGGTATCGATTACCAGATCGTTGATATCGGCATGCGCATGTTGCAGCCGCATGAGCTGTATGCTGCTCAGGGCTTCCCATCCTGGTACATCATCGATCAGGACTATCGTGGCAAGAAGTACGCCAAGGATAAGCAGGTAGCGCGATGCGGCAATGCTGTACCACCACCTTTTGCAGAAGCATTGGTTCGGGCCAATTTGCCTGAGCTGTGCATTGAGCGCAAAAAGGTGGCTGCGTGAGGATGTTACTTACCTCCTATCTGCAGCGTGATCTGGGTGTAGTGCTGCTACGCCCAGGTAGCGACTTGCTGCATTATTTCAGCGGGCGCAGCCGCCTGCTGATCGCCAGTGAGCCTGACGAGTTGAAACCGCTGCCATCCGGCCTGCTGCCAGCAGTAGATCAGAGCCTGGCGGCCGACCCACGATTGTCATCATTTTTCCAGAATGAACGGGTCATAGATGCAGCTGGTGGTGTTGCAGGCCTGAAAGAATGGTTGATGCGCAGCACGGATTGCCAGTGGACCGCCGGCGATGATTACCACCACCATAATATGGACATCCTGAACTATGACGGCCGCCCGGTCCGCTTGTGCTGGCACCATGAGCACCGCCTGCGGGAACAAACGTTGCCGGAGCTGGATGCCATCGCCGCGCAGAACGTGGCGGACTGGGTAGTTTACCGCGCTCGCTCTCATTTCATGTTCGGTGAAGACCACCAGCTGAGTCTGCCGGAATTGTGCTGGTGGGCTGTGCTGCTGCAGGTGTCCGATCTATTGCCTGATGCAGTCGCCCGTTTCTCCCTACGTCTTCCACCAGCCACCATCCCAACAGGAACGCGCAGAGAGGCCGATATTGTGTGGGAGAAAGCCCCACAGGCGATCATTAACGAGTGCGTGGAGAAGGTTAAACCGGCGCTGACCGTTGATATCGACCCGGCACCACCTGAAGGCTTTATGCTACTGCCTAAGCTGACCCGTTGGGAATGCGAGAAATACACCCAATGGGTTAAGTCGCAGCCATGCTGCTGTGGCTGCAAACGCCCGGCAGATGATCCGCACCACATTATTGATCACGGGCTCGGCGGCACCGGTACCAAACCACACGATATTTTCACCATCCCCCTGACCCGTGAGTGCCATGACAAGCTGCATGAAGATGTGGCCGCATGGGAGGCCAAGCACGGCAGCCAGTTATTCCACCTGGTGCGCACGTTGAACAAGGCATTTGGTATTGGGGCGATCAGCACGGCAAATAAACGCGGGGCAAAACGATGAATCAGCAATATTTGGAGTATGTCCGCGGTGCGGTGTCACTTGCCTTGGCTGATATCCATGGGATGACCAAAGGACAACTGGCAGCATTCGAGGGTTCGGCGCTGGCGCACACCACGCGGTTCAAGCGTCAGCGTCACCGTACCGTGGTGGTCGGCAATAGAAAGGTTTGTCCGGAAACCGATCCTATCCATTGCCCGGAGACCCGCACCCGGGCGAAGCCGTTCCCGCCGATTGAAGAGCTTACATATTGCACCAGCTCTTGGCGCCGGGCGATCTCCGTTTTGGATACACATCAGGAAGCGTGGATCCGTTATTGTTACGGTGATTATAGTTACCACGATAAACAGTTGTTGGTGGTGCCTTATATCTGGGAACAGTTTTCAGAGCAGTGCTCGGCGCGTATTAGTAAAAAGGTCAAACTCAGGTTGCAAAGCCTGACGATGCTGGCGGTGCAGGTAGTGGCCAGTGAGATAAAAGGATGGCCGAAGGAATATACCCATACGCAATTGGCAGAGCTATCTGGGGTGAGTAAATCGACATGGTCGGAAACCTACAGTGGGCACTGGAACACACTGCTATC